TTGTGGTGACAACAGCAGCAAGTTCAATAGTTTTGTCGTCAATAGATATTGTATTTGAATTAATTGTTGTGGTTGTACCATTTACAGTCAGATTACCGTTGACAATAGCAGAACCATTCACAGTAAAATCTTTTGGAATGGTAACGTTGAAAGAACTATTACCACGGATCCAAGCTTCTGTTCCAGAACCAATTACCAATTGATTACTGCCAGAAGCACTAGGAGGAATATAAGTTGCGTTGGTAGGATTCTCATCAGAAGCAGGACCAATTAGAACATTTCCAGTTCCTCCTTGTATACCATATCCAGCAAAGTGTCCAATACAAACGTTATAGTTTCCAGTAGTATTTGATTCTAATGACTGTGTTCCAATACTAATATTTCCATCTCCATCCTGATTAAGAAGTTGAGAATCTTTACCGATAGCAATATTACTGAAACCAGTAGAATTTGCCCTGAGTGCCCTATGTCCTGCAGCAACATTACTTGCTCCAGAAATATTAGTTAGTAGTGCTTCATATCCAATAGCAGCATTCTGGGAACCAGATGTATTATTTTCTAGAGCAGAAAATCCAATTCTTGTATTTGTAACAACAGCACCGCCGCCACGTCCAACCTTCATAGGAGCAGTGCTACTACCACGAATTAAAATATCAGCATTTACAAAGTTTGCTGTGCCGTTGACAATAAATGTATCACCAACAACTGTATTGACTGTAAAGTTTTTGTTAACAGTTAATGAGTTTCTGATTGTTGTTGTGCCACCAGTAGTAGCGCCAAAATTTAATGTTGTAGCAGCACCAAAAGCATTTACAGTTGTTGCTGATGTATTGAATACATCAAAGGATGCACTATTTGTAGTGACACTATTACTAAATTGTGGACTAGTAGAGAATACTAGGTTTCCAGTTCCAGTACTATCAGAGACAACACCTCTAAGTTGAGTTGAAGTTGTGGTGGCAAAAGTAGCAAGTGTATTTGAAGAGTATGCTACGGTTGCACCAGCACCACCACCATTTCCAAAATTAATTGTAGACCCATCAGTACCGTTAAAGGTAAGAGTATTACTAAAAGAAATTGTTTTTTGACTAACAATTGTCAGAGTGGAACTTGCAGTTGTTGTTATCGTTAGACCGTTGATTGATGTAGCTGTAGCAATTCCAAGTAATGGAGTTGTAAGTGTGGGTGCTGTTAAAGTTTTGTTTGTTAGAACTTGAGTTTCATCTTCTGTTACAAATCTACGAGCAATAGATCCATTATAAGACCTCCAATATAGTCCTGCTTCATACCACTCAAGTCTGATAAATGTTCCTACAACTCCAGCAGCATTTGTTGTTCTATTGACTTGAATGCCAGCATCTGTTCCTGTAAGATTATTACCTCTTCTAAGCTCAATAATATTATCTTGAACAGATAATGTTGTTGTATTAATGATTGTATTTGTCCCAGTTACCGTGAAATTACCATTTACAGTTACAGTAGTTCCATCATCAGTAATAGCCGAATTTACAAATTGCCTATTGGCACTATCCCATTTTTGTAATCTGTTACTAGTTAAGTTAGCACTATTTTTAATAGAGAATTCTGTTCCAGTAAGAGTTAGTCCACCTGTTGAAGATGCACTATAAGTTGTGTTAGCATCAGTTGAACTGATTGTAAGTGTTGTTACTCCAGCAGCAGTAGTCGGAGTGATAGTAGTAAAACCAGCACCAACAAATCTAAAATTACCAGCAGCAAGTGCAGCAGTCGTGCCAGATGCTAGTTGAGTAACAGTATTGGTATCAGTACTATCAATTGAAATTGTATTACCAGATTGAGTGACTGTTACATTTCCTCCAGATCCACCCTGTATTGTAATGTCCCCACCAGCTGTAGACGTTGGAATAAAGGGACTAGTAGTTCCTCCTCTTATTCTCGTTACAGTATTTAAGGAAGAAACTGTTATAGTTGGTTTACTATCTGAATCAACTCCTTGTGTAAGAGTTGTAGCACCAGATTGTAAGAAGGTAAAATCTCCAGGAGCAAGAGTTTGTCCAGTTCCAACACGAAGTCTTGTGATCGTATCATCATTTAGTGTAAAAACTGTAAGTGTTTTTGTTGCAGCATCTTGAGTTATAGTTGCTCCACCTGTGCCAGTAAATGTAATTGTTCCTGTTTGAGGTGTTCCACCAACTTGAGACTGAATAAATGTTTCTGTGTTATTATCTACGACACGACCAGAAAGTGTGATCGTATTATCAGTTCTATCTAAAAATAAAGTGAGTGGATTTGAACCAGTTGGAACTGATGATGGAGTACCTACGGCAAGGGTAACATCATCAGTAACACCAGCGCCCGAATTACCACCAGATGTAAGACGAATTCGTTTTGATGTAGCAGATATTCCATCAACAGCAGAAATAGAATAGGTTGTATTATTGTCTGGTGTTACTACAGTTCCTCCAAGAGCAATTGTAACTCCGTTGACTGTAATTCCAGAGTTGACTAGAGCAGTATTTGGAATATTAGTAAGTGTATTGAGAGAACCAGAAATAGTAGAGGATTCTAGTGTTTTATTTGTAAGAGTTTGTGTTTGTGTAAGATATACATCTCCAGGAATTCCCCAGAAAACTTCGCTTCCATTACTTGTAAGGTATTTTCCACTACCTCCATCGCCGCTGATAACAAATCCGTTACCAGTCAATTCTATCCTGTCTCCAGATGCTATCTCTTCAATTTTTTTTGAAGTAGCATTAATAATTAATGGAAAGCGATCAGCCATTTAACTTACCAGATGGATACTAGTTCTCAGGTTTATTTATGCCTACTGAGGTCGGTGATATGTATTTACTCTAGGGAATGTCATGCCGCTAGTACTTCGTTTTCCCCTTACTTCTGCAAGATGCCCCGATAATTTTCTAGGATTTTCAATATGTAAATATAAATTTGGACTTCCTTTTTGACAAGTATTATCTGTATATCCTCCACCACTTGTATTGAATGTCATATCACCAGATATGGATAATTTTTGAATAAATCCTAGTGCTTCTGCTTGGTTAAATCTATCTTTTCCAGTAGCAAGACATGCTATAACTCCAGCAACTTGAGGAGATGCCATACTAGTACCAGATATAGGATAAAAATAATTATCACCACCATATTTTGAATCTGCTAATCCACTATTATTGTATGATGACAAAATAAGGTCTCCAGGAGCAAATACAGTTACTGCTGGTCCAAATTCAGAACTTGAAGATCTTCTAAAATTATCATATCTGCTGAGATTACCAACATTAATTGCTCCACTATCTGCTGTGTTAGGCCAACCACCTCTGTGATAATAAAAACTGCCCACACCAGTAACTGTCATAATATTATTATAGTCAATATCTCCAGGAATTGTCATCAACAAATTATCATTTCCTGCTGACCCAATAACTACCACACCATCCTTAATAGCATCCTGAACGTCTGCTGAAATAGCAGCACTCCAAAATGGATATTCTGTTATATCAAACCTAACTCCAAAGTCTGCTTCTACTCCTGCTTGAGTCCATCCAGAAGGACCAGGGGTTGTTGAATTATATGTAACTCCTCTATAATAAACAGAAGTTAGTGATGAAAATACCAAAGTTGTCTCATTAGGCATCGAAATAATTCCACCATAACTATGATTACTAATAGTAGGATTTCTTCTACCAGTTACTGGATTGATTGGTTTATTGCGATGAAATGCTCTGAGATAATCAAAAATTAAAAATGCACCAACTTTTTGTCCAGATGACCATTCGGCAGTAGTTGCAATATTATAAATGTTTGCCTCTCTAGCCCATCCATAATGCCGACCGCAAGCAGTTCCAGCTACGTGTGTACCATGAGAATAAGTATTTGATGAATTTTGTGAATAGGTTATGGTTCCTGTTGGTTCAGTTTGTCCATCATCATCAATTGAATTTACAATACTATTGAGTTCATTAAACCATTGATATTGTACAAATCTTGTTTGATTCGTAGAAGGGCTGATCCACTCAGCACAATCATATGAAACTGGATCATCTACAATTACAACATCAACATGTTTACCATCGTTAAAAATCGTTGTGGTATCAAACACAGTTTCATTAGTAGATCCAGAACCCCAAGTTCCTTTTCTTCTTTGTACTTGTGTTCCTGCACAATGTAAATGCCCCCACTGGAAATCATTAGAGGAAACATTTGCTGGTGGTATCGTATCATCTTTCCAAAAATTTCCACTCTTTGTATATGGAGTATTGTTGACAATTGCCTGTGGTTTGGCAACAAAACTATCAGCTGCTGCAACACCCCATACTCTAGGGTCTTGACGTAATTGTTCTGCTTGTTCCTCTGTCATCCAATAATGAGTGTTTCTACTCATCTCTCTCTTCATGTTGAGACGAAAATTATTTGCTGCCATCTCATCATAAAACTGCTCTAGATCTTCATGATTGTAGAGCGTGACAACATAGACTTTCTCTTCCATATCAAGCCTCTAGTTGAACGTATGTGAGAGTTACTGTAATGTTTGCCGCTGCACCAGTTTTATTCACAACTTTTGCATAAGTAGTTCCAGTTGGTGTTGTATCATTATTATATCCGATTGTTCCAGGGGATATAATTTGTGTGGTAGCAGCAGTTGTAATGACTTCAGCAATTACGCCAGAACCTGGCAAAGGATCTGTAGATTCAGATCGGGTAGCATCAGCAGTTCTACTTGCTGAATCAGTATATAATGTTACCCATGCTGCATGTGATGTTTGAATTTTCAATAATGCATATGTTTTTGGTGTTACAATAGATA